GTTACTCCTTCTTTAGTTTTCTCTAATGATGCACCAGCTTTCTTAGCATCTTTATATGCATTAGAGTTTTTATGAGAAGATTTCTTTCCTGCTTTTTTCTTAGCATTTATATTAGCCCAAAGGCCTTCTTTTTTTACTGTTGCTTTTTTTGTATTTTTCACGACTGTTTTTCCTTTAGCTCCTGCTTTCTTTTTCTTAGCAGCAGTAGCGGCTCTTTGGCCTTTTGTTAAACTTTGTGCTTTTGCCTTTGGTAAACACCTGTCAGGGTTTTTTTTATTTTTAGATGTACCACAAGGGCCTGCTATTTTTCCAGAAGAAGAAATACGAACCCATTTTTCTTTTTTAAACCAATCCCTGAGAGATTCTAAAGTTAACTGATGTATCTGTTTATTGTTAATCATAGTGCCTTATGCATAAATATCATGTTGATAATTATTGTTGCTAGTATACCAAATACTACCCATAAGGCTTTATTTACTCCATCCTTCCATCTTTTCATTGATTCTATCTCTAACATCTTGTTATCAAATTCTTTTTGATTACCTTCAAGTTGTTTTCTAAATAGAGTATTTTGGTTAGTTTTAACGATTACACCGTCTTCAGGATTGAGTAGAGTATATTTAAGTTCAGACATATCTTCTTTCATATCCTTAACATCCTCAATTAGAGCTTTTAACTCTCCATTAGGCATATGTTTTTTGATATTTACTAACTCTTTTAGTACGCTTTCTAATATTTCTCTCTGTGTAGACATCGACTTGCTTTTATATAAATATATCTTTATAACTGCTTTCGTATTCTGTTAGTATAGTCTTTTAAGTCCTGTAGTATTTTCTTCTTAACTTTATTTGACATACCTCCCCAATCTTCTATATCTCCTGCTTCAGTAACAAATGAACTTTTATCATTAATTGAGTTTAAAACCCAGCTTTCTATATCACTAACAAATTCTTTAATATTACCGGTTATCATTTTTTTCTCATATTCTTCATATAATCCAGCTTTTCTTAAATCTGCTTCAAACTCTACAGTACAGGGGTCAAAACAAAAGCCATGAATCTTATACATTTTTTTAGCCATCCAGTGCTCTAAAGGTCCTCCACATTTTGGACAGCATAAAGGCATACGGAGTGCTTTTTTTGCAGCATCTAATTTGGTAATATTTTGCTTAATACCGTCTTTAATAGTCCACTGTTTACCTCCTTCTTCCCATAAGTCTCCTTCTTTATACTTCTTAGAAGTTTTACGGTAACCTGATTGTATTTTGGTTCCTGAGGTAAAATCTTTATTAACTATATTTCTAATTCTTTGAACATCACTTTCTTTGAAGTCTTTTTTTAAAAGTGTTTCTTTACTCATAACCTAGTGCTTTTAATTCTTTTATAACTGATGATGTATCTCCATCTTTACATCTAATTGCTATTCCTCCTTTAGCATTCCATTCATTTATATTAGATTTTTTATCATCTATTAGAATACTATTTTCATTAGCGTATCTTTGTTTATCTTTTGAGTATGCAAATATAACTTTTGGTTTAGGGTTAAGATTATTTTTTACCCATAAGTTTTTACCTAATCTAGACGTATTATCTCTAGATGGTGAAGTTAGTAAAGAGGGTCCGTATGGGCTAATAAAATTCCATAGTTCACTACCTTGCGGCATCCACCCCATGCCTACCCAAAATCTAACTCCTATTTTTGAATCAATTAAATGCCAAAACTGTTCTATACCGTATTCTCTTTCGTAGTCTTTAGGAGACTTACCTGTAAAGTGTTCGAACCTTGATTCAAAATCAGTAAGTACTCCATCCATATCGCAGTATAATTTATATGGCGGTTTTTCTTTTTGTTCCGGTATTGGATATGCTTCTAATAACTCTACTATACTTTTACTCATTATTTATTTTTTACTGAATCTTCCCAGTTTCTGAATATAATATTACCTTCTAGGTAAGCTTCTTTTTCTAATTCTAATAGATCATCTGATTCATTAGTATTTGTAGTACTTATATTACCTAATCTACCTTCTATATTTTGCTTATGATGTACCATTTCGTGAGCAAAAGATCTCATTACATCTTTAGGGTGTCTTCCTTCTACATATAATACTATTTCATTTGTATTAGGATTATAGTAGGCAGTTCTACCAAAAAAGTCTGCTGCTTCTGTGGTGTCTCTTCTTATCTTTACTTCAGGTAAAGGTCTAATATTTAGTTTTTGATCTAACATATGCTCTAATAAAGAACCAAAAAACGGTGTATAGTCAAATCTATTTCCTAAATCTTCATCGTCTTTTACTGTGATTCTAATATGATCTTGATTAAATGTTATATGTAACTTATCATCTATATCTCTTAAGTTATTAAAAGTACTTACCAGATAAGATCTATCTTTAGATTTTAATATTGATCTAGGAGCTATTGGAGCTCCAGAATTACCTTCTGTTTTAAACGTTTCAGTTATAGTTTCTTCAATCTTTCTACTTAACTGTTCCGCAACTATACTTGATTTTAACATTTTAATTATATTTAATATATCTTCTCTACTAACTTCTTTAGGAAAAAAGTCTCTAATATCATCTAAATTCCCACTTAGAATAGCATTTCTAAAATTAGTAGCTCTAACTTGTTTAGAACTATCTGTTGTTACAGCTAGTCCGTCTACATTATCTCTATTTTTAAAAGTAGTAACTCTTTTTAAGTCTACTAAATCTTCATTACCTCTTAAACCAGTTATAGCATAAAAGCTATCTTCTGGTCTTTCTTTAGCATACTTACTTGAGGCATACATAGGATTTTTTTCTCCTAATACTACTTCTATATCACCTAAGTATTTCTTATAAATATTCCATATTCTTTCAGAATCTTCTGGTGTTATTCCGTTTCTAGTATTACCTCCTATAAAGATAATTACTTTATCTATAGGTTGTAGTTTATCTCCTTTACCCTGTAAAACTTCTTCTCCTGCATCTAAATAATTATCTATGTCATAAACTTTTCCTTTATGAGAATTAGACAGTAAGTCTTTTACTACATCGAAATGACCTCTATGAGGTGGTTTAAAAGCTCCAGGATATAATGCTATCATGCTAAAAACTGTTGAACATTTTTATCTATTTCCTGAGGGGTAGAATGTTTAAGTAGTTCTTGAAAAGTAGGACTAAATAACATATCTGCTATATTGTCTAAGACTTGTTCATTTCTATTATCATTCTTTTCTTTTCTTTCTCTATATTTTTTAACAGCATCTTTTAACTTATCTGCACCTGGTCCTACTCCATTACTTTTATATGCTTTTAAAAATGCTTGTTGTAAAGCTTTGGTTTCAGATCTACTTTTATAATCATAGTCTACTCCTACTATAGCTTTCTTAAACTCTTCTTCTTCCTGTTTAGACATTTCAACAGGTTTAAAAAATGTAGAACCCTGTATACCGTTTTCTTCATTATACCTCAACAAGTAATCTTTTATTCCTTGAGGTCCGTTTTTAGCTGCTGTATCGAATGCTTCAATTTCTTTTTCGTATTTACCTCCTCTATCATTAATAAAAATCGACATATTACCGTCAGTCATTTTATAATAATCTTTAATTAACTGGTATACATTTCTCCATGTTTGAAATACAGCTACTCCAGGTACCTTTCTTTTTCTTAAAAAGTTAGATATATAAGATATCATAGGATGAGTATATACCATAACCATGTATATATCATACCCTTTATCTTTAAGGCCTTGAACCTTTTTTGGGTTAGAAGCTGTAGTGTCCCAGACGAAGCTAGTTTTTGATGTTGCTAGATCCTCTGCCTCCTTGTCCGCTAGACGAGCTCCTGCCCCCAGATTGTTGTACGCTGGATGTTCCGGATCCTCTACGTACTTGTCCGGATTGACTTGAGGAAGGGAAGATAGTCCTAGTTGAGTTAGGAGGTACGATTTGCCCACCGCTGCTCCTCCAGCCATTATTATTACCTTCGGTCGTCCTGTTGCTTCTATTATTAAGTCCGTTAATTTTATCATTATTTAAACTATTAGGATTGTTATAAATTCTTACTGGTATTTCATCGTTACCGTTTCTAATTATTTTTACTATATCATCAAGATTATTATTATAATTTCTTGGTCTGTTTCTATTAACAATTATTTTATTTTCGATATTACTATTATCACCTCTTAGTATATTAGAATTAGTTCTACTACCTCTAGGTCCATTAATATAGGCTATATTTCTTTCTCCTCTTCTGCTTGAATTCCAAGCTACATTATAACCTGTGTTGTGCCAAGGACCTTGGTACCAGTTATTCCATGGAGTATATGGTCTATTCCAACCATAGTACCTCCAAGGTCTGTTCCAACTATAAAAACTATTCCAGTTATTATATGGATAACCAAATGCCCAATCAGTCCAGAAATGATTACTGTGAAAATAAACGTCAAATCTATTATAGGGTCTCCAAATTCCTTCTAACATTGGATTACTCCAATAAAAAGAATATGGTTGATTCATTGCATACTGTGCAAAATCCCATCTAAAACTAAAATCTGTTCTTAGTTTATATTTTAATTTAGAAAAAGAGTTTATAGTATCTATCTTTACTTCTGATGGTATTTCTAAAACTACTTCAGGTCCGTAAATTGGATCGTGGTTTAAAGTTGATAATCTATATGTTGAACAACTTGTAATTAACATACAAAGTCCTAAGACTAATAGTGCTCCGATAAATTTTCCTAATTTTTCTGGTCCCCTGTTCATATTTAAAGTTTTAAAGTTGTTGGGTAACAATTATAAATAGGTTCAACTGTAGGGTTTTCTAAAGAGTATAGTTTATATATCATTTTAAATAACTCAAAATTCTTTTCTATATCGTCTACAACCCTTACTTGCCAACCTTTACCTTGGTAAACTCCTTTCTTTTTAGAAGTTGATCTGGTATGTGCTTTTAACCAGATAATACCTGTTCTGTCTATCTTTATGTTTTTAGTTTCTTCTAGTGCTTTAGCATAAGCTGCTAGTTGTAAATCATAAGACTTATGTATACTATTAGAAGTTTTTAAATCTAATAACCACGTTTCACCATCCATTTCTACTACTAAATCGGCAGTACCTGCAAATTTATATTTATCAGAATATACAAAATCTTCTGCTGAGATAGGTTTTGGATTATGGGTAATCCAAAAATCATGAAATTTTAATATCATTTCCCATACTAGTTGAGAATATTTTGCATTACCATAATCGTCCATCCATGATACTTCTTCACCTCTTATTAATTTTTCTGCAGCTTCATGTACCTGGGTACCTTCTTTACCTGCTTTTCTCATAATCAGATCGGCGTTATGCCCAACGTCCTTCATCCATGTTTCGAAGAATTTAGCTTTGGGCATATACTGGAGTATTGTAGTTACGGACGGGTAATATACTCCTTCCGATCTTTTATAAACTCTCCTATCCAGAAAGTTTATTTGTTTTAACTTTGAGTCAAAATTTAATCTATTCTTACTATTTTCTTTAAGAATATTTGTTCCTTGCTTTATCATAAATCTAATTTGTGCATCATTAGAGTACTTAAGTCTAATTCTTTTGCTGTTTGTACAAGTTCTGTAAATTGTTTAAATCCCATGTCTGAGGGATCTTTATCAGTAAGTTTAACTAAAAATACTCTTTTACCTAAACTTAATAAGTGTTCGCTTATTTGTAATGCTTTAGTTTTAGCATCAGTGTCTAAAGCTATATAAATGTCTTTGTTAGTACTTGATATAAGTTTCTTTATTAATGTGTTAGATAGGCTCTTTCCCAGTATAGGAATAGCGTTTCGTTTAATAGCTATAGCATCAAATACTCCTTCACAAAGTATAATTGGTTGATCCCAGTTAATTAGGTTTTCAAAAAATATTATGTCTTTGGAAACTTCAGGATTCCTGTACTTGTGATAGGATCCCTCATGAGTTCTTGCAATAAAATAATTGAGGTTATTCGATTCAGAATAACTTGGGATAATAATTCGTCCTCCATATTCTCCAGCTGTGCAATACCCAACGTTGTATTTAATAAAATCATTGTCGCTAAATCCTCTCTCATATAGGTACCTTTTTATTTTATTTGCTATAATAGACGTATTAGTAGCGTTACATAGAGTTTTAAATTCTTTAGGAAGTCGAACTGATTCTACTTCTCTATATTCAGTTTCTGAGCTTTTAGGTACATATCTCAGTACTTCAGTGGCTTGGTCTCTAGGTATTTTTAATTGGTAAAGTAGAGACTTAATAGTTCTACCTCTAGTTTGACATACCCAGCATTCCCAAGGATTCTGTCCTTTTTCGTTAGTTCTAAAGTTTATTTCTAGTTTAGGTTTGTGATGATTACAAAAAGGGCAGTTGAAAGCATGGTTCTCTCTAGCTCTTTTATAACTCTTACCTAAAATATTTTCTATACTACCTAGAAGAAAAGTGTAGTCCATATAGTTCGTCCATAACTTAATATATAATATAAGAAATTACTTTCGAAAGAACAACTTATTAGTTAACTATTTTTCCAATAGCTTCTTTAACTATACCACTTAATACTTCTTTTTTATCTATATCTAGATAATCATTAAGTTTTTCAGCAATAGTTTCAGAAAGAGTATTAACATCCTCTTCAGACATTACTAACTCTTTTTTAGTTACTACTTTATTGTTTTCTAATATGACTTTTGATAGTTTCATAATCGTTAATCTAATGGACCATAATCACCTCGAGACATTGCTTGTCCGAATTCTCGAGACTCTTTCGTATCAATTGAAACATAAATTGGATCTTTAGATGCACCTTTTGGCCCTATACTGTAGTAAGAGCTAATTCTGATGCTTTCTAGTTCATGACCTTCTTTTTCATGCTCATCTACTACCTTATTGACTAAAGTATAAACTTGTTTTTTCCAGTTTCCTTTTGGTTTAATCCTAGTAGTTGAAGTATTGAATATATCTGTATCGGTAGGAACATTTATATACTCTATACTGTTTGGCATTCTATCTATAGCGGATTTAAAATCTTCTAAAGTATCAGCGTTACCTAACCAGTCTTCAGAGTATTTTTCACCATTGATAGTAGAATAGTCTTCTTTAAAGCCTTCAAGTATAATACTAGACAATTTCATAATTAACAGCAGGTACAAGAACAATCACAAGGATCGCAGTTACAATTTTTACAATTACAGTTCATATTTTATAAATTTTAAGTTCCAAATCACCAGTTCCTTTTATAAGCCGATGATATGTTTCTTTTGGTATAAATAGTTTGTTTTTAGTTAATTGTTGAGGAAACTCGTTATCAAGTTGGAACTTCCAGTCAGTATTATGCGTAGATTCAATATACCTATCTTCTTTATCTCTATGCCAAACATATTCAAATGAAGGAGTATCGTGAGAAAACTCTCTCAAAACATATCCTTCTTTTTCGTTTAAAGTTTCGTTATAAGGTCTAGCCATTAATTATATTCTGATAATTTTCTTCTGCTTCATTCCAGCAAAGTACCTCAAAAAAATTATCAATATAATCACCTCTTTGGCTTTTATGTTTTAGATAGTATGCATGCTCCCACACATCCATACCTATGATAACCTTTCCTTCTTTACTCATTAATGGGTTGTCTTGATTAGGAGTAGAAGTTATTTTTAATTCCCCATCATGGTGTATTAACCAAGCCCATCCTGAGCCAAATTGACCTAATCCTGCTGCTTTAAACTTTTCTTTAAAGTCATCGTAAGAACCAAAATAGTTTTCTATTTCTTCTTTTAATTCACCAACTGGTTGTTTTTCAGGTTTTGGGGATAGTAAATTAAAGTATAAATTATGATTATATACTCCACCTGCGTTATTTCTTACAGCTGAATCATATTGATCTATGTTATCAAAAATTTCTGATAGAGGTGTAAATTTACCTTCTAGTGCTTTATTTAATTTAGTAACATAGCCTTTAAGGTGTTTATTGTGATGCTCCTCCATAGTTTCTTTATCTATATGGGGTTCTAGAGCATTATACTTATAAGGAAGTTCTAATAATTTAAATTCTTTCTGTTCGAACAATATATCTTTTAATTTCATTTTACCAGTATCCTGAGAAGTTAGAGCTACCGCCTAGAGATTTCCAGTAACGGCCTATATTACAAGACCAGTATCCTGCTTTAGTCTTATCTTTCTTTTGAGCACATTTATGTCTAGCTGCAAAGGATGCTCTTGCTCCTTTCTTTTTAAATTTAACTGAAAGACCAGTATCTCCGAATGATACTTTTTTAACGTTACCTTTTTTAGACTTGACATATACGTAGAATTTTTTACTACCGCCTCTTTTAGGTTTATTAAGTTGTACTTTTTTACCTCTGTACTCAGCTTCGGGTATGTAATCAACACTTGATTTAAGCATATCAAAACCATTATAGTCAAATGTTTCGTTTTGAATTGAAACTGCTTTTCTAAACCTTTCCATGTTTATGTTACCCCCTATAGACTCTACTAATTCTTTTACTAGATCGTAATCGACCATTTCGTCTAAAGAAGCTGCTTCATCAATTGTATCTTCGTTTTCAAACATTTCGTCGATGACACAACCGATTTCAAACAGAGGATTGTATTTAGGAGAAACCATAGGTAAATCTAAAGGTACTGTCATACCATTATATTCTCCATACTCTCCTATATCAGTATTCTCTACTAAGTACTTATCTTCTTCGTTAAGCTGTATTTTTCCGTCGCTATGAGCTTCTCTTGCTTCTTTGAATAGGTTAATAAACCCTTCGCTTGAATAACGGTAGACATGCTCATGTAAAGAGAGACCATTTTTAATATGATAGCTCAATGACGGGTACCCTACTATTTCTTTTAATTTTATCATCCGTTTAAAAATTTACTTATTCTTCTCATAGCATAATCATCTCCATAGTTACCTGCCATCCAGTTGTTATGTACATAGTATATAACATCTTTTAATCTATCTGGGTGTAATCTAATTCCTGATTTGATAATATCTTCTAATTCTTTATTAAAGTCGTCGTCATCGTTAGACATTCCTTCTTTAATATTTTCATCCATTTCTGGGTGAAATAATAGTTTTATTACCTTAGCTTCTTTTGCTACTGACTTGCCGTCTATTTCTACTTCGATAGGGTATGGTTCAAATTTATCAGCCCAGTACGCTATATCGTAACTCTTATCTTTATTATTAGTAACTAAAAGACCTCTATTGTATTTATCTTCTTCAGCTTGAAGAACCATTTCTTTATCTATAGGTAAAATCATATCACCCATAAGCTTTATGTTACCTTCTTCGTAACCATCTCCATGGCCGTCTTCGTGTAAAATTATCTTACTTAGTTTCATTTAAAAAATCTTTTCTATAGAATTTACCTAATATATTATCATTAATATACTCTGTATCTCTTTCTAGTACTTCATTAATAAATAGCTCTTTACACTCATAATAAGTTAGTTCTTTCTTACTTTTAACAAATGATAGTATGTGTCTTTGAAAAGCCATAGGTCCATCTTTATCTAATAGCCTTTTAATTTCTAAATGGGAACCATAATAGTCTTTCCAATCTGATTCCTTAATTACCTTTTGCTTGAGGGGTACTCTTCCCTTAATTCCTTTTTTAGCTCTTTCTTCTCTCAAAGCTTCTAAGGCTCTTTTACCTAATCTTTTATTTCTTTCAAAGTATAAAACTTTTTTACCTATGTACTTTTTACCTGAGGGTTTATGAGTAACTTTATAAATAAATCCATAACTGCCTTCGGGCATATCATCAATGTGTGAAATAAATTGACCTTGATAGGTCCATGTAGGGATTGTAACCATAATCTATAATTTAGTAAAAATTATTTAAATAAACAACTTATTCGAAACAATCTGATTCTGAACAATTTGCTATTACTGAATCTGTGGTGATAAATCCGCTTACAGTTAAAGAAGTATCTCCTATAATTTCACCGCATCCAGTAACACCAGAAGAACAGGCACCTGATTTATATTGTACTATATTTCCAACGCTAAATGAAGTTGATAAGATTGCTGTGTTACCGTAAATACATCCTTGAGTTTTAGAAACGTTAGTAATAGTACCTGTTGTACAATCCTCTACTTGCCAGTAAGGATTTCCTTTACCTGGGCCTCCTCCTCCAGCTGGGGATTTAGTAGGAGTTGGAGTTGGTGTAGCTGTAGTACTAGTAGGTGTAACAGTATTAGTAGGAGTGTAAGTAGGAGTATGCGATATAGTTGGAGTTAATGTAGGAGTATAAGTAGGAGTAACGGTTGGTGTAACAGTATTAGTTGGTGTAGGAGTTACATCACATGCAGCTACAGAATCAATATGACCTGTTCCGGTTATAGTAATATAAGCATTTTGAGGTCCAGCTCCGAATCTACCAGAGGTATCTACGTATCCGAAGTAACCTCCTCCTGTTGCTGTTGTAGTACCTTTCTTAACTAAATCATTTACTTCAGGATAGTTATCGGTTCCATTGCTAGCACCTTTAATTAAATTAACTGCATAATCATAATTTCCTGATCCAATAGCATCACAAGCAGGTGTAACATTATTATCTCCAGCGTTTAATCCAGTCCAACTTGCGTTAGATGTAAATAGAGTCATGGTAGTTGCATGTACCGATGGAGTAACAGTCGGTGTTACGGTCTTAGTAGGAGTATTAGTTGGTGTTACAGTATTAGTTGGTGTTACAGTCGATGTAGCTGTTTTGGTTGGTGTAACAGTTGGTGTTGCAGTAGGAGTATCAGATATTGTAGGAGTATTAGTTGGAGTCTCAGTTGGCGTGTTAGTTGGTGTAACAGTATTGGTTGGCGTGTTAGTTGGAGTCCTAGTTGGGGTTACGGTACTTGTAGGAGTATTAGTCGGTGTATCAGATATCGTTGGAGTATTAGAAGGAGTTATACTAGGTGTAACAGAATTAGTCGGAGTATTAGTCGGAGTATTAGTCGGAGTATCCGATATCGTTGGAGTATTAGTCGGTGTTAATGTTGGGGTATCCGATATTGTCGGTGTTACAGTACTTGTAGGAGTATTAGTTGGAGTCTCAGTTGGCGTAACGGTAGGGGTTGCGGTATTAGTTGGAGTCTCGGTTGGTGTGACAGTACTAGTTGCTGTATTAGTAGGTGTCTCAGTTGGTGTTACTGTACTTGTAGGGGTGTTAGTAGGTGTCTCAGTTGGCGTATCAGATATTGTTGGCGTAATAGTTGCTGTAGGAGTATTAGTCGGTGTATCAGATATAGTAGGAGTTACTGTAGCAGTTGTTGTAGGAGTAGGAGTTGCTGTATCAGATTTGGTTGGAGTAAGGGTTGGAGTCTCAGAAGGTGTAACTGTATTAGTAGGGGTATTGGTTGGAGTTACAGTTGATGTAGCTGTTTCAGTTGGTGTAACGGTTGGTGTTGCAGTAGGAGTATCAGATATTGTAGGTGTAACAGTCGGTGTTACAGTGTTAGTGGGAGTCTCAGAAGGAGTTACGGTGTTGGTAGGCGTATTGGTTGGGGTACCGGTAGGGGTAATTGTCGTTGTTAAAGATATAGTAGGAGTTACTGTTGCGGTAACAGTATTGGTAGGGGTGTTGGTTGGTGTGACTGTTGATGTTACAGTGTTAGTAGGAGTGTTTGTTGGAGTTACTGTAGCGGTAACAGTTGGTGTTGGAGTAGCTGTTGCTGTAGGGCTAGCTGTTGGAGTTGGTGTAGGGGTAGGGCATGCACCTGATCCTGATACAAATGCTGCTGATTCTGCTTCATTATGCTTTACTGTATAGACTATACTTCCTGATTGTACAAATAAAGTATTTGCTGATGATGTAACAAGAGCTTGTAATTCTGCAAATGTCCATTTATCTGTACCTCCAGAATTCTCATACAATAGTTCACCAGTTTCTAATGGTTGATCGGCATCATATATAGCTATAACAACTGAAGGACCTTCTCCGGTATGACAAGCTGCTGAGGCACTAGTTGCTAATCTATAGTTAGAAGCATCTAAAGGATTAGAAGGAGATGGAGTGACTGTCGGGGTAGCAGTATTAGTAGCAGTTGCTGATGGAGTTGCAGTAGAAGTTTTGGTAGGGGTTACTGTGCTCGTAGGAGTATTAGTTGGTGTCTTGGTAGGAGTTATGGTTGGGGTAGGAGTCGGGGTAGGGCAAGTTCCTGTAGATAAAACATAAGTAGAGTTAGTTACAGGAGATCCAGTAACGTTTAGTGTGTACACAACGCTGGCTGAAGCCATAAATATAGTATTGGCTCCGGTAGATAGTTTAGTTTGTAAATGGCTAAATGTTATTACTGAAGAAGCATTAGAAGAAGAATAAAGTACATCTCCGTTCTGTAAACTAGGTTGATCAAATATAGTTATTACAGCTGATGTTCCTTCTCCTGAGTTACAAGCAGAAGAAGCACTTACAGATATTCTTACATTAGTACTATCTAGTGGATCTGTAGGAGTAGGAGTAACAGTATTTGTAGGGGTGTTCGTAGGGGTTACTGTTGCAGTTAAAGATATAGTAGGGGTTACTGTTGCAGTAGTTGTTGGAGTTACAGTATTAGTCGGAGTATTCGTAGGAGTAGCAGTAGCAGGAGCTGTCACGGTAGGGGTTACGGTACTAGTAGGTGTAGGTGTGTTTGATATAGTAGGGGTTGGTGTAGCAGAAGCACCAGCAGTCACAGACGGTGTTACTGTTGCTGTCATTGTAGGGGTAGCGGTTACAGGAAAGCCTTTAAATTGAAATGAAGAAGATATTACTAAAGATGCAGATAAAGACCCAGATAAAGTTCCATCACCAAAATCATCAGTTTTAGAAGCCGATATAAAATCATTAAAAGAGGAAGCAGAAAATGCTGATATTATTCCTTCAAGAGATCTTGATACATTATACTGTACAGAATGAGTATCAGCTAAACTAGCTGTAAACATATTAAAATTACTTCCTGTAGGTACTGTAAAACTCATATTTTTTTATTGGGTACACATTGCAGCAGTACAATCTGACGGTTTAGTTAATGTGCTTATTAATCCTGTTATGCTTCCATTAGCAACTGTTGATATCTGCCCGCAATATGTGGCACCTCCGCAACCAGCAATATTTAATCTAAACTGTACGTAATCACCATTACTAAAACTACCATCTGGTATTATAGCTAAACTACTTCCATCACAATACTGTGTCTTAGATAAATAGTGTATAGTTCCTCCTGGACTACCTGCACTACATAAATTTACCTCCCATCTTTCTTGTCCTCCTGATACGGTAGGAGTAGGTGTAGGGGTTGCTGTATCTGATATTGTCGGTGTGACGGTTGGAGACTGGGTAGGGGTATTCGTAGGGGTATTCGTAGGAGTATCAGATATAGTCGGCGTATTAGTAGGAGTTTGAGTAGGGGTTACATCAGCAGTTCTAGTAGGAGTAGATGTAGCTGTGTTAGTAGGTGTAACTGGTGGAGACACAGTAGGGGTAGGTGTTGGTGTTATTGTTGCAGTATTCGTAGGAGTTACTGCAGGAGTTCCGGTAGGAGTAGATGTAGGGGTTTTTGTAGGAGTAGGTGTTAGTGTTTGAGTAGGAGTTAGTGGATAGTTTCTCCACTGTAATGAAGCTGATACATAACTAATAACAGGGTCTTGAACGTTGCCGGCATATGAGGGGTCGTAGTGGGGATATAAAGAAGCAGATATAAATTCGTTAAATGAACTACCTGTAACTGAGTTCATAATGGTAGCTAACGATTTCGATAGATTAAACTCTATAGAATGAGTGTCTTCAGCACTAGCTGAAAACATGTTGAAAGCTCCATCAGTACGAACGGCCATATCATGTTATTCTTTTCCTTCTAATTCCTTTACTCTTTCTTCTAATTCTAGTATAGCTTTATGAAGGTGAGCTAATATAGGCCTATCATTCATAGTAAGCATTCCTAGATCATTTTCATGAACTGAGTAAGGAATAGACTCTTGTACTTCTTGAGCAATGAAACCTGCATCTGCTTTACCTTCTTTATTATAGGTATAAGAAGAAAACTGTTTTATTATTTCTAGTCCATTTGCTATTGGCTCTATCTCAGACTTTAATCTTTTATCTGATGTTGTAATAAAGTTATTAGCTGTAATGTCTTTAGTTGTTGTAGCTCCTACATTTGTTATATGCTGTAGGTTTAAATTCATAGATGCAGTTATAGCTCCACTTCCTGTTGCAAAAGCAGTACTACCAGAACCTCTAGAAAATAATAATAGGTTACCGCCGCTTCCTGTAATAGAAGCCGATACAAATAAAGTACCAAAGTTTTGATCTGCCTCAGTATGAGTTAGAGCTCCACCTTTTACGTTTCTTAAAGTTAAACTTGCCATTTTATATATCTAATTTTATCTTTACGGTCAATTCAGTGTTAGCAGGTTTAGGTAGAGGCTGACCAAGCTTTCCTACTGCTATTAATTCTTGTGCATCATTATATAATCCTACGCTTGTAATATAAGGGACAAATGCTGATCCCGTTACATTATTTCTCATTCGGTTATCTGAACCGGTAAGAGCTGTTGGATTTAGAGTATGGTTAAATTCGTCATCAGAAATCTTACAGTCGTAGTTATATGTATAAATAGGTTGATTTGATTTCCAAGATATATTTGCCGACTGACTTGCTATCATGAATTGAGCTACATCTTGGTCGGTCAGTATAACTTGACCATGAGAGTATATTATATTACCTACTCTATTTTTAGATGAACCAGATATCATTAAGTTACCTTCTCCATCATCTATTATAGGTTCTAGACCTCCGTAATACCCGTAAGCGTTTCTTTCAAAGTAACTTGCACTAATATAATCATCTTGAACTCTTATATAAAAACTTTGTGCATTAAAAGACCCTTGTGAAGGATCAAATCTAAAAGATAAAGGCTCAATATGAGTACCAAAAGATTTTTGAGGTATACAATATACCATCGCTAGAGATCCTGATAAAAATCTAGATCCTGAATCTGAAAAGGACGACTCTAAATAGTGGTCGTAGTTATTATATGATCCCGAATCTTCAGCAAATGAACCTGTAATGGTACCAGAACTGCTTTGATAGCTTTTATAGTATAGCTGTTCAAGACTTCTATGAACCAAAGGTTTATAAGAACCAGAGAATAAATCACTACCAGTAGGGTAGTATATATTACCTTCTAATCTTTCAGCTGCATAATACTTAACAGGGTTTTTATCAGTATAAAAAAATGTATAGTTACTCGCACTAACAAAGTGAGATTTTTTAGCTACATAAGTTGTAACAAAGGCATCCTGTTGATTTAATTTTTTCCAAGCGCTCATTCATTAATAATCAAGTTTGACCCTTAATAGTGCTTCTTTTGTAAAATCTTTTATCAAAGGAGTAGATAGTTTAGCTACTGCAAGCAGGTCGTTATTATCATTATATAGGCCGACAGCTGTAACATAAGATTGAGGATTATCAATCATTACACTATGTCTCAATTCTCCCGATCCTGTTATGTTTGATGGATTATTTGAATAGTTAAACTCAGCATTTCTGGCTCTAATAAATACATAATTAGAAGATACTGTCTCTTCAGAACGTAGCTTAAAACTACTTCCTGTATCAATTGCTTTAAAAAACTGATTGTTAGCTACTGTTGTAGACCAGTTAGATGCAGTACCATTTATTGCTACAACGTTACTAGAAGAAAGTAAATCTCCGTCTAGTGCTATTATACCTACATCAGGAAATAATTTTCCATACTCTACAGTTGAGTTTGTAACACCTCCAGGTCCAGAACCAGAATATATAGAATATACCCTTCCGGAATCAACAAAAGTATCTGTCGACGATGTTAAGCTGTTATCTACTAGATGCAAAGGATTACCTGTAGAACCTGTTAATGTTAAGAATAAAGAACCTGGAAATATTTTCTCTTTGTATCTTGCTCTTTCTACTGAAACAAATAAAACGTTTTCAGGGGTACGGGTTGCAGTACCAGAGGCAAATGTAAAGTTAGTATCTTCATCTCCAAAAATCAAGGTTCTAAATTGACCATAAACTGTAGAGCTATATGATTTACCTGTTACTGAAGTATCATACAACGGTGCTCCTAAACCTAATTTATTTCCATGAGCTACAGAAAACTGTATTGCTGAGTTAGCGACTTCTGATCCTGTATTATATACGTTATAATAGTACTTACCGCTGGAAGCAGCAGTTTGTGTAGAGTTAAGTTCGAATACCTGTAAATTAACTACGTTATTACTCCAGCAAGGAGCCGTTACAGATTCTGCACTTACTACTACGTCTTCGTTATCAAATCTTTTATACGACATCTTCTTAGTTATTTACTTTGTTAATTGTAATAGGAATAGTAACTCTTGCTCCTGAATCTCTACCTATAATTTGAATAGTAGTCTGAAGTTTAGTTTTGGTTCCAAATAAAGTATTCACTGTAGTGGCTCTTAAATTAATAGAAGTTCCTATTACAGTCTTAGATACATTAGTTCCAATCGTTTGTGTTGAATTTAATGTCTCAGCTTCTTCTGTGTTTATTCCAACACCTGTTAAGCTTGAAAGTACCCTCACATCAGCTATAGTAGCAGTATATCCCCCACTTTCAAAAGTAGAAGTAGCTCCTAGGTAGTTTAATGTTTGAGGAGTTATTGCTAATGAACCTCCTTGTTTAAGTACAATACTAGCATATCCAGTTTCTAGTAATGGTAGTTTTGAAGTACCTCTAGGAAGAGTTGCTAGCTTATATTTTAATGATTTAGTTTCATCAGGAAAAGCTTCTAATAGAGGCATATTTTCTATAGCCTGCCCATAATACTGAGATCCTGATGGGTGAGAAGGATTATATAGTGTATAATCTATTTCATCATCGGATAAAGCAAATTGAGTAATCTTAAAAGAACCATCGCCTCTTGCTAGTAGTTCTCTTCCTTTCTTCGTTAATATTGCGTCAACGGTTACAACGCCATTATTTAAGTATCCCATTTTTGTTTTATTCTTTTATATAAATATATTAATTTAAACTTTTATTAGTTACAACTACCAAAAGGATACAAAATATACCCTTCTTCACCTACAAAAAATACTTCTTCTGTATCGTAGTTATATAATTTCTTATCTGTTACTTTAAATAGTTTGTTTCCTTCAGCTTGGTATATTTCATCTCCTTTTACATGTCTTACATGGAAGCCAACAGAGCTAGGAGTAGAAGTAGTACCAAAAGGAATAGTACTATCAAATTGATCTTTTATTGCATTTCTTTTAACTGATGCGCTAACTACAGAGTCGTTGTGTTGTGTTAAACCTAGTACCTTTACAAATTCTATTCCTCTATTATAAAAAGTAGGTCCACCGCCAGCAGTAGTTCCAAATAATTGAAGATAATCTCCTATAGCTACTCCTGCTGATGCTGTATTAAAATTAAGGTATAACATAGAACCTGTTGTGGCTGCATTATTACTTGCAATATTTCCTTTTACAAGAGTTATATACCTATAGTTAGGATTACTATACTGTACAGAACCAGAATCGACTCTAGTTGCTGAATCTTGTGTAGGTACAAAGAAGAATTCTTTATTAGGTCTTTCATCAAAAGCTTGAGCACAAATAGTTGAAGAAGAAATACTTGAATCGTATATAGCTCCGTCTTTTAACTCAGCTGCAATTGAAGGTGATATACCGTAATCAGCTGCATCTGTTTTTGCTCCTTCATATCTTCCTCTTATGACTGCTAACGAAGAATAGTTAGAATCCTGTACTGATGCTGTTACAGCGGTATCTGCTAATATAGCTTGTATGTTAGATGGTCTAGTGCTTGAACCAGAATTATTACTATCTACTACAAATTGAAATTGAGAAGATCTCAACTCTTGATCACTATTGAATGTTACGTTATAGACATTATTAGTAAAGTCAACTACAGTAGAAGGTACAAACGTTGTATCTTTACAGATAGTTGGAGTAGTAGTTGAACCTGTA